CTATTTTACTGTAACTGTTTTGCCACAGTTCGACTTTGTGAAGATCTTCTTGTAAGCTGACTTCTTGCTTGCAGGCACCTTTACAGTCTTAACCTTTGAGCTCTTGAAGCAGTTCTTAACTCCAGCCTTTGTAAGAGTTGTGCTCTTAACTGTGACTGTTGTAGCCTTCGACTTAGCAAATACCTTGGAAGCGATTCCTGTTACTTTGTAAGTCTTGCCGTTAGCCGATACAGTCTTAGCAATTGTAATCGACTTAGCTGAAGTCTTTGTGATCTTTGCAGCCTTTGCTGTTGTTCCGCTCAGTGTGTACTTAACGTTGCCTGTTGTTACGGATGTAACCGGAGCCTTAACTGTAACAGTTGACATTGTTGTAAAGTGCGCATCTTGAGCTGCTGTAGAATCAGTAACCACTGCGAAGTAGTAATATGTTCCAGCTACATCTGTGTCAGGAGCATATGTGTTGCCCTGTGCTTTATCAATTTCTGTAATTGTTCCAGCTAACTTAGCTGCAGCTAATGCTGCTGCGTTAGCAGGAACAGTTTCTGTAGAAGCTTTATACCACTGAACTGTTGCGTTAGGATCGTTATATGCAACTTTCAGAGCAACGTCTGCACCAACTACTACAGTTTTTGCAGCAGCAGGCTGTGTCGTGATTTCAAACTTATCATTTACAGTGATCTTTGCAACTGCACTTGTCACAGTTTTACCATTCTGCGTAATTACGCAGTAATAGTAATTTGTTCCAGCAGCTGTAATAACAGGTGTATATATATCTGTTGTTGCAATTTTTGCATCTTTTGCAGTGTCCACTGTACCAGTTGTGTTTGTGTACCACTGAGATGTTACACCTGTTGCTTTTCCAACAACTTTTGGTGCAAGAGCTTTAACAGCAGTTGACGTACCTTTGAGGTATGTTGCATCGCTCATGTTGTAATCGGTAGCTGTTGTATCAATAACAGGTGCCTGATTGAACGTGACTTTAGCAATCTTCGTCATATATGTTTTGCTGTCGCTTGTAATGATCTTAGCATATACATAATATGAACCGCCTGTGGCTGCTGTTGGTTTTGTTGGAACTGAACCCGGTGCAGCTGTAGCACCAGCTGTATACGATGTACTTGCTGTCAGAACCTGTGCTCCTGTTTCAGAAGCTGCTGATGCGTTCCAGTACCATGTAATGTTTCCGGAAACATTAGCTTTTACTCCGAAATCAGCTACTACCGCATCATCCTGCATGTTATACTGCATATCTTTAAGATCCGTTGTGAATCCGCTTGTTGTAGCAACAACTTTGAAAGTCTTTGATGTTGCTGTAAGTCCTGTTGCCTTATCTGTAGCAACAACATAGAAATATGTTGTGCCGGCTGCTGCCGGTGTGAACTTGTATGTGCTTGCTCCAGCTGTTACTGCACCAGTATCACTTGTAGACTGGATAGCAGTTCCGCCTGTTGTGCTGTCAGCTGTATTTGTATACCACTGATAGCTCATCTGTCCAGCAGTTCCGCCTGTAACAGCACCTGTGCTGAGAACGTCTGTAGCACCAACTACTGCATCTGCATTTCCTGTGATGTCAGCGATTGTCGGTGCAGCAACTGCTGCTGCTCCTGAAGTCGTTGCTGATCCAACCTTGCTGCCTTCATAAACTTTTGCTGTGAATGTAGCACTTGCATCTTCTTTTGTTACTACGTACGAAGCAACTGCTGCTACGCCTGCAGTACCGGTTACTGTTGCAACTTTTGTGGTTGTTGTCTTTCCATTAACAGTCTGACGCTTAGAGATTTCAACTGTATATGCATGTCCTGTTATTGCCTCTGAAGAAGCTTTAAGAACATTGCCTGCTACAAGAGCAGATACCGTTGCTGATGCTGCATTTGTAGCTGATTTCTCTGCTGAGAATGTGACTGTTGAAGGTGTCCAGGCACTTGTTGATGGGTTTACCGATGAAACAGAACCTGAACCCGAAAGAGCTACTGCTGGATATGTGCCTGAACCAAGGAGATTCACGCCATAGCCATCGTTTCCTGTACCATTCTTGGCTCCACCTGTTACTGTTCCGTTTACGACTACAGAACCTGTTGTAGTCGTTACTGTAGTTGCACTTCCTGCAACAACGATAGCATCTCCGCCATTTGCGTTTCCAGCCGATGCTGCTCCGCCTGTTACTGTTGCATTTTCACCAACAGTGATATTGCCGGCAGCCATGCTTGTGCCATCGATTGCTGCAGTACCTGCAGAAGAACTTGCAGGAGCTACATCTGTATATCCCTCGATGTCAAGACTTGCGCCGCTCTGAAGCTTGAAAGAACCGATTACTTTTACATCTGTAGCCTTCTGACCATTCGATGTAACAGTAAGCTTAATGTTCTGTCCAACTACTACAGGAGTAGTTAATGTGAGATCTGTATTATTGTTGATTGTGACCGTCATATCTGATGTTGTGCCTGTTACTACTGCAGCTGTGCCAAAAGCAGCCTGTGCTGTAGCTGTATCACTGATCAGACCACCTGCTCCGGTTGCAGCAGCGTTAGCTGCATGTGCACTCTGTGTGAATGCGATAGCAGGTGTGAAGGCGATCGTGCAGGCTACTGCGAGTACGAGTGCCAGCACTTTCTTGGAAATACTTGTCTTGGTATTAACCATAGTATTATTTCCCTCCTTTGAATTTTGAAAATAACTTGTAAGCATGGTATAACTTGTTGACTATAATTTGCCAGTTATGTCATTATTTACTAATACTAAAAAGACCCGGGTTTCCCCGGGCCGGCAGTACGCCTTTAACTCAGCGTCATTTTGTTTATTGCATCGATCTTCTGCTGATCGTCCACGTTGATGTAATACTTGCCTGTGACATTGATGGACGAATGCCCGAGCAGCTTGCTGGCGACCTGTATCGGTACATTGTTCCTGCAGAGATTTGTCCCGAATGTATGCCTGTAAACATGGTAGCTCCTGTAGGGGACTCCGATGCGCTTATAGAACCTCTTGAATGTGACTATCTCCGTGCGCTTGTCTATGGCATTGCCGTGAAGCGATGTGAAGATGTAGTCGGTCTCGAAGCGGTAACGTTCCATCTGTCCTCTGTGCCATTCTTTGTGGATCTCGAATTCCTCCATGACGTAATCCGAAAGGGGTATGCGTCTGTTGCTGCTCTGCGACTTGGTAGGCGCCAGTTCGAACCAGGAACCCTTGCTCCTGTCCTGCAGGTCCTTTTCCTTCGCGAGCTGTTTGTTGATCGTGAGCGTCCTGGTCTTAACGTCTATGTCGTTGTACTTGAGTGCGAGCAGTTCCGATATCCTGCAGCCGGTGTTCATGAGAAGCACTATGAGGAACCGTATCCTCGGCGCGTTAGGAAGATTAGCTTTTATTACTGCCAGTTCTTCGTCCGACCACACCTCTATATCGACCCCCGACTTCATGACGAGCTGAGGCACGGTGACCTGCTTCGTGATGTCCTGGATGTTCATCTGCAGCTGCAGGAATGCGTACAGTTTTCCGATGAGTGTGTTGGCGAGTCTTATGTATCTCCCTTCGCAGTTCATCTGGTTGTACTGTATCTGCAGGTCGATCGCTCTGATGTTTTTGAGAGGGCGCCTTGCTGCGGGCATTTCCCGGAAGTAGTTCTTGTAGGCCGATATGTATTCGGCTTTGGTGTTGTAACGTATGTTGCGGTCGTTTATGAGTATCTCGTAGATGTACTTTTCGACGAGGTCGCCGAGGGGCAGGGAAGTGTCGTACCCGTAGCAGTCCTGCTGCCATTTTTCGTAGCTCTCTTCCGCGTCCTCTTCGGTCGCGCCGTAGAAGTCCATATAGCTTTCGTGCCACGCTCCCTTGTCATCCATTTTCATGCCGACGGCCTTTGTGACCTTCGCTGCCTTTTCCTTATTTTCCATACTCTGTATTCCCCTTTCATTGTATGACCTGATACCTTGCATAGCTATACATCACTCTTCGGCGCCGTATAGTCAAGCCTGTTTTACGCATCCGTTCCGACGTTTCTGCAGCAGCCTGTGAATAAAAATTAGCATAAAAAAATTTTGAAAAACAGACTGTTTTTGGGCCGGGCAGGGTGCGATAATTTCCTTAATGGCTATTTCCGTGCGCATAACAATACGCCGGCAGATCATATCCCCGGCGCTGTGCGGCACAAAAAGAGAAGGCAGTTACCGGCTGCCTCCTCGATTGGTTATGAGTTTTGATTAATTATGGTGTTGTTACTGTCAGCGTACCTTCGCCGTATGCTTCCTTAGCTGAGCTACTATTGTCTTTGACTACGCATCTGTATATGTTGCCGTTATCTGATGTTTTAAGTTCAGTCAGTGAAAGCTCATAAGAAGTTGCACCGGTTATATCAGCAAATGTCTTGCCTCCGTCAGTCGACTTCTGCCACTGATATGATGCCGGCGCAGTGCTGAAAGTAGCAGTAAACGTTGCTGTTCCGCTTGATGCTGTCTGATCATCTACATCTACATAGGTGAAGGCTTTTGCGATATTCCCATACGAAAACCTTCCTGACGGCCCCCAATTTGAGATGATCGTATCAACAAAGCTCTCACTTGTGCTTGTATAATTCACCTTCAGGTTCGTTCCGCCGTTTGTCGCAGCGAAGACGAAACATCCATTATAATTTGATGGAGTCGCCTTTATAAGCATCGTGCCGGTGAGTGCGATGCAGCTAGAGAATGTACAGTACATATCCGTCACACTGCTCGGTATCGTTGGTGCTGTTGTGAGCGCGGTGCAGCCACCGAATGTACAGTACATATTCTTTACACTGCTCGGTATCGTTGGTGCTGTGGTGAGTGCTTTGCAGTTCTCGAATGTACTGCTCATATCCATCACGCTGCCCGGTATCGTCGGTGCTGTTGTGAGCGCGGTGCAGCCGTCATACCAGTAAGACATATCAGTTGTTTTGACTGTAGAGGCTATCGTCGACGTCTTTACCTGTGATTTGTATGTATCTGCAGTCCACGGGGCATTAGAATCGAACACCACAGTATCGCCTGAACCCGTCACTGCCAGTTCTCCTTCGCTGTACAGTGTGGCAACGACCTTATCAGTTCCGTTCGATCCGTTATAATTATTTTTTGCCGTATCAGACCCTATGTTCCAGCTTGCGACCTTGTAACCGCCGTATGTGATATGTGAGCTTGGACTATGGGTATTGGTGTCGGTTACTATTGCCTTTACTGCTGACTCATTAGTAGTATCAAGTCCGTAGACTTTCAATGATGCCGTGCTGTTGGTCGAGGCACCATTGAAACAATTAAAATAATCGTCACTGTTGCTTATATTTGCCTTTATTAGCATCGTGCCGGTGAGCGCGGCGCAGTCTAGGAATGTACTGTCCATATTAGCTACGCTGCTCGGTATCGTTGGTGCTGTTGTGAGCGCGGTGCAGCCACCGAATGTACAGTACATATTCTTTACACTGCTCGGTATCGTCGGTGCTGCAGTGAGCGCAGTGCAGCCAGAGAATGTACTTCCCATATTCATCACGTTGCTCGGTATCGTCGGTGCTGCAGTGAGCGCGGTGCAGCCGTAGAATGTACTGCCCATATACTCCACACTGCCAGGTATCGTCGGTGCTGTAGTAAGCGATGTGCAACCATAAAATGTATCTTGCATGATGGTTACATCATTTGGTATAGCCGGTGCTGCAGTAAGCGCGGTGCAGTTTTGGAATGTACCGCCCATCCCCGTCACACTACTCGGTATCGCAGGCGCACCTGTTAATTTGTGGCATCTATAATACCAGTAACTCATATCTGTAGTTCCAACCGTCGATTCGATCGTTGACGATGTTACTTTGTCGTTATAAGTATCTGTGCACCACGGCGCAGCCCATGCATATCCTGTTCCTATACTTGCTGTACCGAACACCACTGTATCGCCTTTACCTGTTACTGCCAGTTCTCCGTCACTGTACAGTGTAGCAACTACATCTGAAGTTCCATTAGAACCATCATAGTCTGTAGTTCCGTTTGCCGCGCCTATGTTCCAGCTTTTGACTACTGTCCTGGTGACCGTGTTATATACCGTCACGCTTCCCGCTTCTTCCGAAGTAAGACTCTTTCCGTCAGGGCCTGTGACTTTGCACGTGAACTTGGCTCCGCTGTCTGATGAACTGAGCGCTGCCGTATAGGTGCTATCCGTCGCGCCTTCGATCAGGGCGCCGTCTTTGTACCACTGATACTTTAGAGGCTTCGTCCCTCCTGTAACAGTCGCAGTGAACGTGACATTGCTGCCCGCGGATACTGACGATGCCGAGCTTGTGATCGTAACGTCCGTGATCTTAGAAGCCGCCGTTGTCACTTTCTTCGCTGAAGAGTACTTGCCGTAGACTTTCTTGCCGCCGCTCATCCTGTAAGCGCGGACTTTGAAGCTGTAGCTCGTGAAGGCCTTTAGCTTCTTTACGGTGTACGCTCTCTTCGTCGTGGTTTTTATCTTCTTGTATTTCCCGCTCTTCTTCTGGTACACCGAGTAGCCGCTCGCTTTCGATGCTTTCTTCCATTTGAGCGTTATTGTTGTCGGTGTTTTAGTGATACTTGACCACTGGACTTTGCCCGGCCTTGTCGCTGCCGATGCACTCTGCGTGAATGCTATTGCCGGTGTGAATGCGATCACTACAGCTATCGCGAGTACGAACGCCAGGATACGCCTGGATACTGCATTGGTCATCTTTCTTCATCCTTTCTATAATCAGCTAAGGGTGTAATACAACATGGCTCTATTAGATTTGCCAATAGTATGGTAATTAATTATACCATACCATAAGTTCAATGTGGAAAGGATAATATGTTTGCAGACTTCACGTAAGAAAAGACGCCGGGCATTATTGCTCAGCGCCTCTCCGGATATTAGGTTATGTTCACATAGGGAGCGTCCCTATATTTTCCTGATCTTTGTCCCCGCAGGTACTTTGCCTTTGAGGAGCTTCTTGTATGCCTTGTACTTTGACTTCGGCACTTTGATCGTCATGGCTTTCTTGCAGCCCTTGAACGCTTTGGACCCTATCGATGTGATCTTCGTAGACTTGATCGTCACGGTTTTGAGCTTGCTGTTCTTGTAGAACGCCTTCTTCCCTATCGTCGTAACGTTGTAAGTATATCCGTTCATCTTGACCGAGGTCGGAACGGTGATGCTCTTATATGTTTTCTTTACAGGTTTCACGACCTGGACCGTCCCGTTCTTGGAAGCGCTTGTAGTCTTTGCTGCAGGCTGCTTATTTACCTTGAATGTGAGCAGCCCATTTGTGAACTTGGCACCGACTGCGTAACGGCTGCTTACAGTAATGGTCACTGCATCTGAATATGTCGATGCGCCGTTGCTTCCTGTGATGAGACATCTGTACTTAGTTGAACCGCTTGCACCTGCAGATGGCGTATAAGTCGGGTTCGTCGCTCCGTCGATATTCGTCCAAGTCGCCCCGTCTGCCGACTTCTGCCACTGGTACGTTGCTCCCGAATCGCTCGTAGCTACCTTGAGGGGAGTTACCGTGCCGCCGATATCGTATGATCCGCCGGTTGGCTGAGTCGTTACAGTTGGAGGATAAGCCACAGGTGCAGGTGCTGTATATGGGGATCCGAAGAACTTTGCGTTATCAGACAGCGTACTTCCGTTTGTATATTGCGTTATCCCTGTCGTCCCTGCAGTATCAGTTGCTGTATATGCCGTGACGCCTGCGCCAAGGACCGGACCGTTATTGCTTCTCTCTACCGCACATGTCTCGCCTTTTCCGGTCACTCTGCCTCCGTTTATATAAAAAGTCTTGTTTGTCACATAAATGATACCATAGCTTCTCGTAGCAGCAGCGGCTGTGCCTTCGAACGCGCCGCCGTCCACTTTGATATCACCATCACTCATTATGCCACCATTTAAGACAGTTCCTTCGCTTGTCCCTTTTATTGCTCCTCCGCTCTCATTTATGCCGTTAGCACCGATCCCGTAACTTTGATTCGATCCCTTTCCGCCATTTCCCGTCACAGAGCCGCCGTCCACTGTTAGACTCCCTGATCTGCAGAATATGCCAAATGTAATACTACTTGAACCCGTATTATCTCCGTTTCCTGTCACCGTTCCTCCATTCACTGTCATGGATTCGTTGCTGTATATGCCGTAACTAGTCCCTTTCATTTTTGCAACGCCTGTGGCAGTTATCGTACCTCCGCTCACTGTCATGGATCCTCCGCTGTATATACCGTAACTGCTCTCCATCGTTAACGTACCGCCTGTCACGCCAAGGCTGCCGCTGCCTTTGAAAGTCAGATCTCCTTTAGTATACAGACCATACGCATTATTGCTACTACCCGCTCCCCTTACCGTATTCGTGCCCTCGACATCGATTGTGATGGCTGTAGTTCCAGCATAATATATCCCGGCGCCGTAATTACTATCAGCAACACCGTTTATCGTCGCGTCTTTAAATGTCAGTACAGGCAGATCATTACTGTCATATGAAAGTTTCACATTATATCCGCCCTGTGGCTCAGTATCAACAGGATCACTGACGCTGCCGCTGGTAGTAGTAGTTGCATATTCAACAGGTTTCGTGCAGTTTACGCTCATAGTTTTATCACCGACAATTACAGAAGATCCGGCATCTGCTAAGAAATATTCTACTCCCGAAAGAGAATCACCATTTTTATATGTACCTGATGTCCCGGTCTTATCTGAAGCAGTATTTGTTACTGCATATATACCGGTGCCAAGGACCGGAGCACCGCTCTTTTCTCCGTTATCAAAATACCCTACAGCACATGTCTCGCCCTTTCCGGTCACTCTGCCTCCGTTTATATTAAAAGTCTGACCTTTCCAATAAATGATACCATAGCTTCCCGTAGCAGCAGCGGCTGTGCCTTCGAACGCGCCGCCGTCCACTTTGATATAACCAGCACTCATTATGCCATAATTCACAGCGGCTCCTCCGCTTGTCCCCTTTATTGCTCCTCCGCTCTCATTTATGCCGTTAGCACTGATCCCATAACTTGACGACGATCCCTTGCCGCCATTTCCCGTCACAGAGCCTCCGCTCACTGTCAGACTCCCTGATCCGCAGAATATGCCATATGTAACTTTACTTGAACCCGTATCATCCCCGTTTCCTGTCACCGTTCCTCCATTCACTGTCATGGATTCGCCACAGGATATGCCGTCACTCTCATGCGCTGCTTCTGCTGCACCGCCTGTGGCAGTTATCGTACCGCCGCTCACTGTCATGGATCCGTAGCTGCGTATGCCGTAACTGTTAGCCCCTGCTGTACCGCCTGTCACGCCAAGGCTGCCGCTGCCTTTGAAAGTCAGATCTCCTTTAGTATACAGACCATACGCATTATCGCTACTATCCGCTCCCTCTACCGTATTCGTGCCCTCGACATCGATCGTGATGGGTGTAGTTCCAGCATAATATATCCCGGCGCCGTTATTTTTAGCAACACCGTTTATCGCCGCACCGTTCAGCGTCAGCGTACTGCCGTCCCACATTATGTTATAGTTCGATGCATCTGCCCCATCTGTTGTAACAGCACCGGCATTATCCGTAAGAGCATATACCGCCGTGCCTGTGCTGTTTAATGTAACATTGCCAACGATAATATCACCTGTTGCCGCATGTGCGCTCTGCGTGAATGCTATCGCCGGTGTGAATGCGATCACTGTAGCTATCGCGAGCACGAAAGCCAGTATTCGCCTGGATATTGCTTTATTCATCTTTTCCTCATCCTTTCTGCTGTTATCATGGCTCCTGCCATGAATGCTGTCACCGCTGCCAGAACATACGCGCCAATACTGCCTCCCAGCAGCATCGTGCCGTAATTCCGACTTCCGATGATCGTACTTTCGGGGCCGCCGTACATGATGATACATATCGCCGCAGTCAGTATTACGCTGCTGCCGCCAAGGATACACGTATCCAGTCTGTATCTCTTTTCACGGATGGCCGTTTCTCTTCTCCGTATTTCCCGAATCGTTTCTTCCTTTGAGTATTTCATGTTTTTCCCCTTTCACCCTATTAGATGCATGTTTCCGGGGAATCTCGCACTTTGAGCGTGAGAAAAAGATATTAAACTTTTCGATAAATATGGCATGATATATAAGCGATGTAAAAATATAATATTCTGATAATTAATTATATCATACCCGCAGTCTAAATTGGAAAGGATAATATGCTACTGCCTGTTCGCTGCTTTAAGTGCTTTCTCGCTTTTCATGACTTCATCGGCCTTTAGCGCCGCCTGTGTGAACGAGTTGTTCTTCCACCAGGATATTACTGCCGCTATTATCACGGCTCCGACAGAGCATGCCTCATATATCACAGATTCGTCTATCTTAAGGGCCGTCTTTCCGAGAAGGCCCAGCACCAGGTTAAGAAGCGTTATCATAAGGACGATCGTCCTGGCTATAGTATCAGATTTAACTTTCATGTATATTACCTCCTACTTCATCGATATGAGTATCTTCGCGATCTGCTCGCGTGTCTTCTTCATATCCTCTTTGTTGTTTCCGTCTATCATGTGATTGATGATAGATAATAGCGCGCTGCACTGGGCTTTACTAAGCTCCCGAAGTGACTCGATGGTTTCGTAGTCCTTCCGGTCGTGCTCTTCCAGGGTTTTCACTCTCTGCGTCAGCTGATATGCAGGCCTAAGCCATTTATATATAAGCGCGGCTGCGTTCCCAATAAGGACTATCCCGCCTGCTATTGCAAGTATCGTCTGCCAGTCCATTTACTCACCTGTGCCTTCCGTAAGATAATCACGAAGCTTCTTCCATGACTTTTTACTGATGTATCCGTTCGGACAGCACTTTCCCGTAACATCAAAATGTCTTACGACTCTTTCCGCTGGGATGCCGTACTTTTTCATGAGGTGCCGTACAAGAGGCGCAGCAGTCTGTATCGCTTCCTTAGTTGGCACGATCTCACCGCCACTCTTTTCGCAGCAGAGCTCTATCCCGATGCTGTTCCTGTTGGTGCATATGTAGTGGAGAGCCGCTCCTCTGTTTCCTCCGACAGAGGTCTTCCCGTAGTCCTGGAGCCCTCCTCCGCAGTGCCATGCCGCGCGCGATTCTTTGATGCACTGCCAGATCTTGTCATCGACGAAATAGTGGGCCGACGCCTGGCGGTCTCCTCCTCCGAAATATATGCAGTTGTTCTTCGCGGACGATACGGCTCCGACATAGTGGATCACTATGTACTTTATCTTTTCGCCGTTCCTTTCCGATGAATTGTATCTGCTTATCTTCTTATGTATTTTCATGTTATTTCCTCCAATAAAAAATGCTGCTTATGCTGCTTCTAAAGCAATACATATGTCCCGCTTATTGCAATGTTAAGATCACATGTGGGAGCCGCCGTCGCATAGAGCTTAAGAGTCGTGCTGTCAGCATCGGTAATGTGAACGATCTTACTAAACTCGGTGCGTTCCGTTTCCGTGGGAACGATACCCGATGCCGCTATAAGGGTCATCTGATGATAGCAGGCGCACATCCCGTCCACGGCAGCTGCTGCCTCGTAATATCCCGCGGCGTCGGTCGATGCGGTCCATTCGGAAGCTGTGATCGTGACTTCACCTGCCGACATAAATATTTCCGTAGTCTTTGCGTTTTCTGCAAGATAACCAAAAGTAGCCGTGCCGCCGGTGTGATCCGGTCCCGTGAGTTCACCTGTAATCGTCACACCGCCGTTTGCATCTATACTTGCTACGGTTTTCGATGTGCCCATGATGCATTTGAACCCGCCTGCTCCGAACGTAAGCGATGCGGTATCAGCTGATCCGCTTGCGCCTCTGTTCACGAACTTTGCTGTTCCGTCGGAGTTGACAAAAAAGGCCGCCTGGTGGACATTGCCCGAATCGTTCGCGCATTTCCTCCATGTGCAGACCCCTGTGTAGACTGCAGTCTCCGTCGTTCCTATGTTCAGCGTTCCCGTAAGTGTGCCGCCTGCTAGTCCGAGGTAGGTATCGGTAAGAGTGACCGCTCCCGTTTTTCCGTCGACAGATGATACGGCGCCCGATCCTCCGCCACCCGCGGCCCATGATGTCCCGCCTGACCCGTCCGCCGTAAGGACCTCACCGGAAGATGCCGAATCAGGTGACGCTACCCGCGCTCCCACATTAAGTATCTCCTGTATTTCGGCTGCGGTCTGCGTGATCGCCCCGATCTTTGTAACGCCTGCGTCTATCTCCGTCACTGTGTGAGTAAGAGCTTCCGCCTTTGTTACTCCTTCGTTTATCTGATCTGCGGTAACGGTGACTGCCGCCATTTTGGTTATGGCCTGCTGGATCACCGCTCCCGTCTGACTTAGTCTATATTCACTCATAGCTTCCTACCTTTCGTCTTTTATCGTCTGGAAATATGAACAGTTCCCGTCTGTCCTGTACTGATTTCCGAGAGCCACTATTATGTGCGGTCCTCCGCATACGCAGCAGCACAGCTGCGATTTATCGATGTCCAGCGGTGTGAAAATATTCTGCCCGAAGGACCAGTCCCATGGACGTTCGGTGGTTCCCTGTCCATCCACTGAGCTGCTGCGTGCAAGGTGCTGATGCCGCAGAGAGTATGCCCATCCGTCCGATGCCTGATCGGTTTCGTCGTATTCATCCTGCTTATCCAGTCTTTTCGGATAACGGGAATTTACTTTAAGATAGGGATACTCACCGTCCTCATAATATTTATTATCAAGGGTGCTGCCTGCCCCAAGTCCCACGCACATGGTATTCTCGTCTCTTTCAGTTTCCTGAAGCTGCCATGCCTCGTTCGGGTTATACGCGGGGAAATAATCTCTTTGAGGCGCTGAGAATTCGATATATACGAGGTCCAGTTTTACTCCGCCTATTTCAGCATATTTTGTCGGATCTTTTCCATATATGCTCCTGTGGAAGCTTTTGATCCTCAGCGGGTTATTTTTTATGATGCCGTCTGCCGTCTGCGTCTGCGTCCATGTCCGGCCGTCCTCCGACCAGGCGATCTTTCCCTGACCAAAGTATCTCCACATATGAGCGAAGTCCGGAGCATCGGGATACGGATTTGAAACGTGCATGCCTGAGACCGCAAAAAAATATCCGAAATGATATTCGATGAGCTGATAAGGAGAGCCTGTTTCAAAGTCCAGGATGCTATCTGCAGCAGTATCGATTTTTTCATAATGCACAGCGCCTGAGTCATTTAAGTATTTTGTGTCGATTCCCACAGCTGAAACATCTTGCCATGAAATCCCGTCGGACGATTCCATAAGTATGAGGCCTGTCCTCGGATTATTCTCTCTGTTAAATATGCCCGCGACGTCTCCGAATGTCCAGGTGTATCCTATTGCCATGAACTTGCCGGACCCGTATGCTGCGCTTGTTATCCTTCCGTCAGAAGCTACCCTCTGTTTAAGGGTCCTGCATTCGTCATCGGAATGATAGATATAGCTCATGCCGCCGTAAGGCTGAAACGTTTCATAGAGGATCCTTCTGCAGAACACGATAACGAAGTTGCCTTTCCCGTCATACGCCATTTTTATAGGAGGTGCGTTATAAGTGCCTATCTCCGTTACTTCCCATTCATAGCCGTACTTTGATTCGGCACGAGCTACTTTGTATGTTTCTGTTCCTTCTATCGGGACCGACCCTACGGCAACGAACTTATTTTCTGCATATACGCAGCAGTCCCAGTTGTAGCCCTTCATGCCGCTTCCCATAAGCCATGTGTAGTTCGGCTTTCCGCACCTGTATAAAGAGCCGGCTGAATCGATGTACATATTGGGGACTCCCCGCGAAAGATACCCGCTGTAGTTTATATGGAGATTAGCATCAGCTGCCGATCTGTAAATATATCCGTTGCTGTTTATTGCCATGTTAGGGATCGGTGTCTATTGTCCTGTCGTAGACATTCGGGAAGCAGATATTTCCGCCTACCCTGAACGATGCAGGACTTGCAGTGAATGCTTTAGACATATTGGAGCCGTTAGTCTTCAGGTAAGACCCGGAGCTCTTCGATGAAGATGTACCACCGGATGATGACGACCCGAGCTTTATGGGAGTCACTCCTTCCATGTGATACTTGTGGCTGTCGAAGCTGAACTTCGTGATATGATAACTGAACGTATCTTTTGCTCCGCCGCCTGATATGCTGACTCTGTCTCCCAGGTCGTAAACGGGATCAGCCGCTCTTTCTATGGAGAACGCGCTGAACTTAACAGGCTGAAGGCCATTTGATATGTTGGTCACGATCACCGTCGCATCTTCCTTGCTCTTTACTGCTATGAACGGATTCGTCCCGAGATCGAGCGTGTATGATTTTATTCCGGTCCCCCAGTTGCTGTTCTTTACCTTGAGTCTGGTGCTGTCATCTAAAGCAGCGTTCACTCTTCTTACGTCTTTTTCGCTGTCGGAGAACGTGCTTCCTTCATGCAGGAACGTGTCCGCTGTTATTGCATCTACCGGATCGTCCCTGTAATTTCTGATCTCTATCCTGCCGTACCTGTTTGCTGCAGCGAATCCTCCGAGAGCAGCCGCGGCTGACGACAGAACGTCACGCCACGTCTTCCAGTCTTTTGTATCAGAAACTGTCTTGAATAATATGCTGCTGCTTCCGTTTATGAGCGCTGCTGTAGCAGATGAGGAATTGTAAAAGCGGGTCGTTATACCGCTCTCAGACGATACGTAGCCGATCATATTCTTAAGGAACGTGTACGGACTTGAATCAAGGAATGCCGTGATGCTTTTTACATCTTCATCGTATTCTTCTTCGAACGCCAGCATATTGTCGTAACAGGTGAGAGCAACTCCGCCTTCCGAACTTTCGGCATTGTCCACGTTCCATGTCCCTATGGGGATGTCGGCCCAGAAGTTATCGTTCCATGCTTCCTGATAAACATCGCAGCCGCTGAGCCCGACATCGTCACCGTATGAATCCGGGAATTCGAAGTAAAGAGCATAGGTGTCAATATAACCGCCTTCCGGGGTGAAACCCACGAAGCTGTATCCTGAATCTCTGAAATCCGCGGTACCGATCAGCTTTGTTTTGACTGAGTCGGTGTACACGCTTACGGTCTTCGACACATCGAAACCGGATGTCCTTACTGCCATAAGCATGTTTCCGTCAGAATCTGCAAGCGTCCCACCATCCGAAGCTTCTAGGCCCTGGTAGTAAGTACCCGGAAGATTGTTAAGAGAGATGTGCCTTATCCTCGTAAGACAGGGAAAGTTCCATTCAAGAGCAGCGCTTCCTGCTCCCGCGTCCCAGTATGTACTTCCGCTGCTTTCGAATGCGCGCCACGCTTCATATCCTTCCTTTTCATGCGATGCATGGATAGTTCCAAAACTGTCAGCGGCTGTGATATCAGGCGATATCTCCGCGAAATCGCCGTCGAACTCACGCCTGTGGAACATTAGCTTTATTACCGCGCCGAGCCACTCCGACTTTTTTATATCCTGACGGATCACCGTCATATCCATCTCGCCCATATATACCTGGCCGATATCGATGCTGCCATCTCCCGCGCACTGGTTCTGGATAAGGAGGCTTCCCTGGAGGATGTCGTCTTCCGTAAGATCGATGACCGTGCCGTCCTTTAGAGTCACTGCTCCCGTAACATACCACTGATGCACTGCCGCGTTCATCGCCTTTATGTAGTTTTCACTTACGCCGTACATTTTTCTCTCCTATAGTTCCTGAAAGTTTAGAGGGCAGTTCCATGCTCCCTTTATATCTTCGTGGTTAACGGATTCCCGGATAAGCTCCGGATTCCACCCGTCCGCGTAGCATTCGATCACGCAGTCAGACTTAGACAGGTCGTCGTAGTACTTAAGGTAAAACGAAGTCTTGTCGTTCCATGCTGCGAGCCTATTCAGCCATGCGTCCGTTAAGCAGAAGGTGCATGACACGGTTACTTTCCTTGAGTCACGCACCACCTTTATCGTCCTTCCTGATTCCGCTGTAAGTATGTCTTCCACTTTCTCCGGCTTAACGCTGTATGATTCCGGGTCCGGGAGCCTCTCCCACGTACTGTTATCGTCCGATAAGTAAAGATAACCCTTTAGCATTTTAATAACCTCCCGATCTTCTGCTTACTTTTCTTACTGCATTAACTACCTGCGATTCGAGCGTAGTTTCTCCTATCTTGACCGTGCAGTATACAGGCTGTGACAGGTTAGCGCCGCTAACTGCCATTCCGGCCCTTACCGCATCGGTTAATCCCGACGTATCAAGGCTAACTGTCCCGTAACCAGGGCTTGCACCTGCTAACGTACCTGCCATGCTGCTTACCGATGACTTTAGCGCGCCTAACCTGCTGCTTATGCCGCTCGTGAACAGATCCACCATGTCTGCGCCCGACTTATCGAAGTCCTTAAGAGGTCCTTCTTCCGGAACAGAGAAGTGTAGATGTTTTGCTATGAAGCTCGCTATTCCCTTCACCTTACCGTAAAGGCTCTTCACATGACTCGCGAGCCCCTTTATAAAGCCGCCGACCAGGTCCTTGCCCCAGTTATATGCTTTTTTACCTAGCCCTCCGAACCAGGATAGGAAGGACTTAACTTTGGAGAACACGCCCTTGATCTTACTGAATACCGCCCTTAACGCATTAAGGAGGATGCCCGCTAACGTCCTTATCCCCTTAAAGGCCAGGCTAAAGGCGTGCTTAAGGAGTGTCAGTGCTGCCTTTATCACCGCGAACTTTACCTTGATCACAGTAACTATAGCGTTAACGAATCCTTTAACGATCGTAACCACTGCCGACTTTATGCCTTTCCATACGTTGCCGAAAAACGAAGCCAATCCCTTCATGAGGTGCTTTATCGCGGTAACGGCGGATGACAAAGTACTTTTGATGCCTTTCCATAACCCTTTCCAGAAATTCCGAAACCCCTCAGACTTATGCCAGAGAAGTACAAATACCGCGACTGCCGCAGCTATCCCCGCGATGATAAGTCCGACCGGGCCAAGCGCCGCCGCGATCGAAACGCCGAATGCTCTTATTCCTGCACCGGCTGCTGCTATGATGCCAGGGATTGCTGTGAAAGCTCCCGCGATGCCGGACCCGAACCTGGTCAGCACGCTTCCGAATCTAAGAAGATCAGGCGCAGCGGATGCTATCGCTCCGATCGAGGTTGCAAAGGAACCGATCGACACTATGAGTGGGCCTATTACAAGGCCTATCCCTGTAAGAGCAAGCGCGACTTTAGCAATGACCGGATGCTGCTTACATATGCTTATCATTTCACTGAGCTTAGGCACCAGGTTCGCAGATATCCATTTAGCGGCCTCTGCTACTGCCGGAAGAAGAACCGCACCGAGCTCTTCTGCGGTATCCCCGAGGACGTTCTTTGCCTGCTGTATCTTTCCGAGATCCGTACCTGCGAACTTGCTGTTCATCTCTCCCACGTTATCGGTTATGACCTGCGAAAGCATTGCGGCCTTTTCGGATTCCGTGCCGTACTTTATGACATCGGCCTGCGCGTCGGTAAATGATATGCCGACTCTTTTAAGCGCTCCCACGTTTCCGTTCATGGCTTTACCCATGAGGTTCGCTATCTGGGTTGCGTCCTGAGCGGTCCCCGCATATCCTTTCTGCTGGACCAGGAGGTTATCCATAGCAGGAAGCAGTTTGTTCACTGTCTCCGGCATCTTCGCAAAAGTAGCGAGCTGCTGCGCGCCGGAAAGAGTAACCTCATCTCCTACGACTCCTTCTCTCTGTAGCTTCGATGCGTATTCTTCAGTTGCCTTTGCTGCCGCTCTTGTCGCTCCCATCCTGGACCTGTAGATCTCAGTCAGTTTGTTTTCCGCGTTCTGCTGCGTGGTTGCGGCATCTATCGCCTGTTTACCTGCATACACTGCTGCGGCAGACATGACCCCGAGAGATCTGCTGACCGCCATGCCGGCGTTCGTTATCTTTGATCCAACGGACTTGAACTTTGCTCCTACTGCTGCCACTCTCTGGGCTCCGACGCTTCCGAACTTCTTAAGTTCATTCTCAAAGTGCTTCAGCTTCGATTCGCTTTCGATGATCTCACGCTGAAGAGCCTTGTATGAATCGGCGCCTAAGTCTTTTCCAGATGACACGTACTGCTCCTGGGCTGCCCTTAAGGTCTTTAGCCTTTCAGATGTATTCTTCACGGAGCTCGTAAGGGCGTCCTGCTTCTGCTTAAGAAGCTCTACATTCCCGGGGTTGAACTTCAGGAGCCTTCCGACTTTTGTGAGTTCGGACTGGGTATTTCTTGCCTGCTTATCCACGTCCTTAAGGGCGTTTTTAAGAGGACCGGTATTCCCGCCGATCTTAACGGTGATCCCTTTTATATTATTTGATGCCATACCGGCTCCTCCTTTTTGCGTATAACAAAAGACACCTGCCGCTGAAGGCAGATGCTATTTATTAACTATAGGCATGTGGTTGTTTCCAAAATGGAAATACCCAATTCTAAGTTATATTATCTTTGATATCCTAAAGTAGGGATTTGCATCACTACACAATTATATAACCCGATTTTCCAAGTACTTTCAGAGATTTATCGTAATCCTCTGCTTTCACAAGAATATAATCTGTATTAAAAGTAGAAACAGCAAAAATTCCGACCTCATTATCTGCAAGCGCAGCTGAAATTTTCGACAATATCCCGATGAAAGAAAAATCGAGAATACCTTGTATCCTCATCATTTTCCATCCATCATCTCTCTCAATAATATTTTGAGGAACATTTTCTGTACAGCATACCAGAGACAACTCCTCGTCTGTCTTCCCGATGAATACAAACTCATCGTTCAAGTTTACTTTACTGTAATCTGTAACCTTACATACTGACATTTCTTGGTTATACTTTTTAATTTCCATATGTCTTTACCTCAGCAAATTTCATTTTACCCGTATATGTATTTGTTTTACCATGGCGCCGCTTAATATTGTACTATCTTTCCGTCAAACTGTCTGTAATCTGTTTGAAGAATTCTGCACTCCATAAGTCGGTTTCGCCGGGATTCCGCAAAAATGGAATAACATCTTCTTTCGCCTGAGAATAGTCAATACTGTCAAATTTACTGCAAAGCATCGCTTTCAGATCTTCGAGTTCAAAAGGATCATTTTCTTCTAAGTGTCCCGACTGAACTAATCTGTCTTTTAGATGCATCCTGTTCACAGGAACATTTCCTGCAATGTAGAAAACATAATCATACAGATCTCGTCCTTTTATCCTGTTGCTCCAAGATCGGCCTATAACAGCATGGATCTTGCCCGCGAATAAAGACGGCTCATCATATAGATTTACTTCATACGGCATCGGCCTCAGGCGATAGCGCCTTTCAAATGCAGCATACTTAGGCGGATTGGTATCTACCTCCAGTTTGATTTTAGTCAGTTCGTTTTTATTTATGCCAAAGTCCGATGACTCATCCGGATAAAACATCAAAAGATGCTCTACAGTATTTCCTTTTACAAAAGCTGATTTGATATTTGAATCCCCGCTTTTTTTCTTCTCCCGTATATCAGCATGCAGCCCGTAAGCGGCTATCTCTTTTTCAAGCTCAGGAAAATACTTTTTAATGTCAAAAGTATCATCCGGTTCTTCAAGTGAAAAATCGAGATCCTCCGAAAAACGGTCGAGTCCGTAAAACATTCTTAATGCAGTACCTCCGTAAAAAGCAGCCCTTTGAAAGAATCCCGCTCTGCTGAGTCCGCACAGAATTATTTCCTGAAGCACTTCCTTCATGGCATTTTTCTTGTCGTATATCGTTTCCGTTTTATATGAGCTGATCATCGTTTCAATAATGGTATTCATTTTGAGTTTCTCCTGATATATCTGTAAAAACGTTTCACATTGGTGCTCGGATAGCTGTCGGCAATTATCTCAAGACTGCCCGGATCTATTTTCCCCAGTTCATATTCATCTATCCTGAGATCTCCGAAAAGCATGGCTTTAAGTTCACTGTAATTTGAAACAGGCCGCTGCTTATATAGCTCATCGCATATTGCCTTTTCCCGTGAAGCAATGAAATATGAATACTGTCCTTCCTGCATATATTCGATCCCAAGATGATACACGTCATCGGGAACGTCCCTGTATGTGTATACTCCGAACTTGTTTTCGTACTTTTTCTTTTTCTTTTTACCGAAGGTCGCAGATGTAAATGCAATAACGCCTTCCGGTATCATCCCGTAATGCTGCAGCGCGTATTCGAACGACAAATACGACGGGCCGTAAATCGCACCCGCGAGAAGATATCCCGGTGTTGAAGCATCAGTTTCATATATACCCTTCGTAATAGGTATGTAGACGCCGTCTCTTACCATCCGTGACAGCTTGTCATAAGGACTTTTATATTCTTTTAGACCATTCACTATCATTCCTGTAGTATTTATCATATTTTCACCTCATACTCGCATTATATTCGATTTTGAGGTGAAAATCAATCATTATCTGCTACATGTCTCTGAAATTATCAAAGTCTTCCTGTGTTGCTTTCTCCGGCCAGTCATACTGATCGTTCATCTGCTCCGTGATCATGTCTAACGCGAGTCCTGTATCGATCATCCTTATTTCGGCAAGAGAAAGCCCCGTCTGCCGCAGCCTTAAGATGTAAAGCGCAGTAGTAACGGGGCGGTCTATTTCTCCTTTTTTTTTGCGGATACGCTCGTCTTGCTGGACTTTGCCCAGAGGTCCATGATGTCTTTTGCCTGTTCTACCAGAGCAAGAGGGGAGTCGATTCCCATCAGCCATTCATATACATCGGTCCTGCTTACATTCATAAGCTCCGTAAGCGTTTTACCTGGCTGAAGAGCCATGACGCCAGCCAGCATCGAGACTGTCATGAATGCATCGCCCGTGCCTTCGTCCATTTCCTCCATGTCTTTTACGAGATCTCCTCCGCTCACGTTATGGTAGATTATCGGAGTTATCGCTGTCGCTTCGAACAGCACTTCTTTTCCGTCTATATCGATCGTTTTCTTCATGTGTTACCTCCATCAGCTTCCGGACGTCGAACTTGTAGTTGATTTAGTGTACTCAGGAGTAGGCACTGCAGAGAACCAGCCTGTATATACAGAGTCTGCTTCGTTTGCAAATGCCTTCACGATGTTCTTCACTGTTCCAGCAGCGTCGACCGTCATCGGCTGAGGACTGGCTGTGATCGTGATCTCGTCTTCATCCGGCTCCTGCTGGTTATCCTTGTTTTCACCAGCGAGGTCAGGCCTCGATGCTGTGCAGTTATACATCACGTGTCTTGTGTGGTTGACGTCGCCTTTGAACTCAAAAAGACAAGCGAATACAGGCATCTCCGCATCCGCATCTTCGTACTGAAGGCCCTTGGTACTATCTTTTACCTCCGCGAGGACTGCCTGCCTCATAGCGTCTGAGAGCATTACCTCTTTCGCGGTGATCTCATATCCCGTATTGCTGACATTGACGAGATAGTTTATCCCGTCGGCTCTCGTTATGCTCTGGCTGCCCTGAGCCTTTGCGGCTATCGATTCGATGCCGGGCTCCTTTACGGGAACTCCGTATGTCACCATGCCGGTCGCCTGGTCTTTGGTCCCTACAGCATAGTAGAAATTGAGCACGTCGAAGTGCTTCTTGTTATTTGCTGTTGCCATATATATCTCTCCTTTTTTATGCAATAGAAAAAGGACGCTTTTAACGTCCTCATTTCCGTTTACTGTATCAATATTTTATCCTGAAATAGTCCAGGCGTTTTTTGAACTCATCCTGCGCACTTAGGCAGGTGTCAATAAGGTATCCTTTTTCATGTTTCCATTCTTTCAGACCCCGGTAGTAAAACATTTTATGTTCTTCGTCTATTATGAACGGGACTATATCATTTCTGAGACACTCCTTGAACATTAGAAGTCTTCCCACTCGTCCGTTCCCGTCCTGGAAAGGATGTATCATTTCGAACTCGTAGTGAAATGCTATTATGTCTTCGAACTTTTTTGTCTTCCTGCCGTTATATCCTGCAATAAGGGACTTCATCTCTGCCGCAACATTTTCAGGAAGCGCAGTCGCGGATCCGCCGACCTCGTTAGGAAGCTTTTTATATTCTCCGACTGCGAACCAGTCTTTCCTTGAATCGCTTGTCCCGTTCTTCAGGATGAAGTGCAGCCGTTTTATCATAGCCTCGCTGATACCCAGCCCCGCATCATCTATGATCATATCTATGCATCTGAAATGATTTGCAGTTTCAACGATGTCATCGACGTTCACGGCCGCATCGGTGATACCGAGGGTGTTTGTTTCAAATATGTACCGCGTCTGATCGTGGGTCAGGCTGCTGCCTTCGATATGATTCGAGTTATATGTTAGATCTATCTGGATCTGATGATAAATGCCGCCTGATATGCTGCTCTTTCTCTCAGCTCTCATTATTTCGAGAAGGGAAAATGGCATATCGGATTTGCCGTTGATGCGTCCCGGCCGCAGTGCTCCCTCCGGAATGTTCCATGTCTTGCCGGTAATGAATGCACCTGGGATTCTTCCATGTGCGCAGTAATTTCTGACAGTCCTTTCGGACAGCCCCCATTTTTCAGCTGTTTTACTTACTGATAGATATTTCATGTCCTGCCTCCTGCATACAGCTATTATACCATATTATCGGCAATAAATGGTTTTTATCCTGCATATATTTGTTATTTATTACCGATAGCGGCAGGGGTCATACTTCCATCTCATACAGAACTTCATAGAGCTTTTCGGACTCTATCCATTCTTCGCTTTTGTTAAATATGATGCCGTAGCTGTTAAGCACGGCTTCCACTTTCTCTTCTGCAGCAGGGTCTTTTATATCCGAATACAGCTCGATGTTTAATCTCGCCGAAGTAAGATACGTCATCCCGTCTGCCGCAGTGTTATCTGACGCCGGATATCTGAACGCGATGTACGGAAGCTCCGGCACCTCCCCTTCCGCAAAATGGTCGTAGGAGTAGGGCAGGGAAGTCCCTTCTATCATCGCTATGACATCTTTATGATCCATTTTATGTTTTCCTTTCAAACTCATCCATTCTCTGTACAGCAAAACAGCGGCCATTAATGGTCGCTGCAATGTTGTGTTTTGTTGAGAGGATGAGATATTTATTTGTTTTAACAATGTCACTATACAATGACTGCCTTAAAACATTCTGAAATCATATTTCATTATATATAAAGTAACTATTTAGCCAGCTTCCTAAATGCTTTTTCATGCTTTGCGAGTATTTCCCCGGCGGCAGCTTCTACAGAAATATCGTCAGCAAGATCCTGCCCTGATATTTCATCGTACCCGATCACAATATACCGTGGGGTATTGTTCTTCAATATTACAACTGCGCCATTCTCGTCTACCAGTTTTGCAACTTTAGAAAAGTTTTGATTGGCTTCTGTCATCGAAACCAGATTCTTTGTATTTACCTGCATAGTGCCGCTTCCTTTCCTATATCAAGGATACATTGAATATATGATAAATCAAGCCTATTTTTCCGTGATCTTCTTTTCGATGTCTTCGATCAGTTTCCGCTTTCCTTTTTCTTCGGCAGGTCCTATGTGAGGTATTGCTCTTACTCTTCCTCCTCCCCTTTTTACGTGGCCGTTTTCAAGCAGGTGCGTTAGCCTGTACCTATCCTTTGACCGGACGATTAGGATTATGCCATCCTTATCTTCCTTGCTTTTTACGATGCCCCAGCTCTTTTTATATTTGCCTGTTAGGACCGGTGCGTTATCTCTGATCTCGGACTTTACTTCGTCCGCAGCGTCCTTTACGCATTCCTTGATGTCATCTGTCACTACATCAGCATATCTTTTCATCTCGGAATTTATGGCCTTGGCAAGGTCCTCCGGCTTAATGCTTTCACCCATTTTCTCTCTCCGCTTTTATCTTCATACAGGTCCTGCGGTCTCCCATAGGATCTATCCCCACAATGCTAAATGCCTTATTGTTGTAGATCACCCGGTATCCTTTAGGCCTTACGGGAAGGAGAAGCGTCGTGAACCGCACAGTGAAGCATATCTGCTCCCTTTCATTGGTAGTTGCAGCTTCATACGCTTCGCTGGAATTTGGCGTTGATACCGTTGCAGCGCACATATAGTAGAAAGTCCATTCCTCCTTGTGGTTTGCATTCTCATCTGTTACTGCAATACCTATCTGCTGGAACTTCATTCCTTCTTCTAGGACCGCCACCTTATGTGCGTTGCCGCTTCCCTGATAGACCGAGTTCCAGGATTCCCGTACCTTTCCGGGGTCTTTCAGTATCCCAGGGTGCTCCAGGACTCCTCCCGGATTTGCGCCGTTAGCGAAAAAGCTCGCGCCGTATTCTTCGCACGCAAGCGTCATGCCGACAGCGTTCCTCGCCATAGCGATAGGAGAATAGCCTATGAGGCCGTCGAACCCGAGCCCCGGTATATGCAGCACGTCTTCACCTGAAAGGACTATAACACCGTCCTTTTTCATATACGGATCGTTCCCGTCGTATCTTGTGTACCTGTAAACTATCTTTCCGTCAGAGCCCCGGTCTACTTCCATCCTGTCCGGAAGGAGCGGATACAGTGCGACAACTCTTCCCGCGTTATCACGTATGATCTGCGCGTAGGCGTTTCCCCATATTAGTAGGTGGCTCATCAGAGCTTCCCTGAATATGAACGACGTCATTTCCTTATTCGGTTCGTTATGAAGAACGTAGAACAGGGGATGCAGGTGGTCCATTTCCTTGCCGCCATCCGTGTACCGGTAGACGTTTAATGGCAGCGACGCTATCGCCTCCGAAAGTATCCTTACACACGAATACACCGCGGTGGTCTGCATTGCCGTACGTTCGTTTACCTGCTTCCCGGCCGTGCTCGCTCCGAAGAAGAACGAATACGGCTGCGAGAGATAATTAGTTACCGGCTTGTCTCTCGGTTTTCTCAGTTTGTCCATTAGTGACATGAGGCCCTCCTTTTTGATTACTAAAAAAGCGCCTCATAAGAAGCGCTCTGCTAAGATATATACTGTTAAATTGAAATTATATGCACATTATTTTGTCTTTTATGTGCATATAACTTAAACCATATTTCTGCATTGAAATGACTACGCATAAAAGTTTCAACTGTGTTTTGAACTATTATCAGTCCAGCTCCGCAAGTTTTCTGCTTATGTCTGAGGCACCGTAAAATACATTTGTGTCTATTACCGTCGTGTTTTCTATATCGACAGCACTGCGTACCTATCCATATCAGCGCCGATTCTTGAATACATCAAATGCCTCCTTTGCATCAATCGTCTCTCCGGATTTTACATCATTTATTCCGTCGCTAATTTTTGACCGTATTTCTGCTGCCGACATTTTCTCGGCATCAACTGACGCAGGTGCCTTCGGAAGCGATACAGGAAATGGAATGCCTCCTGTCAATGCTATCTGCTTTAGATAAACGTTCACTGCTGACGACATCGAAATACCAAGCTGAGACAATACGTATTCAGCGTTCTTTTTATCGGAAGGATCTACTCTTAAATTGAGCGTTGCTGTTTTTTCCATTATCATCATCTCCTTGCCAACAATGTAACGCATTTTACAGTACAATTCAAGAGCTGCGTATAATGGATCCCGGTTCCCAGACTTCCTGGCAACAGCAATATCTCATCTTAGGTCACCTGCAAGAGAGCACCTAATATTCATTTGCGAAAGATAGTTCGTTACCGGCTTGTCCCTCGGTTTTCTTAGTTTGTCCATTAGTGACATGTGCTCCTCCTTTTACTGCATGAAATAGCATCTCAAGTTAGATGTTTCTGCATATTATTTCGCATTATATATGCAGAAAGTTAAGCCGTATATTTCTCATATAACAACTATGCCTCTCTGGTCATATATACTTTCGCTGTCCTGGTGACGTATCGCACGGTCAAGTGCCATGACTGTTGCCACTGCTCCGTCGATCTTTTCTGTAGACTTTTCCTTATCCATCTTGATGTTCCCGGCAGGATCGGTCCTTACATAGACATTGTCCATCATCCAGCGCAGCACTTTGTTGCCGCCGTGCGCGATCTTCTGTTCCAGAGTAAGTTTCATGAGCTCCTTTGTGGCAGGGGACATGTCCTTGTACCCCTGACCGAATGGCACTACGGTGAAGCCGAGACCTTCAAGGTTCTGCACCATCTGCACGGCTCCCCATCTGTCAAACGCGATCTCTTTTATGTTGTAGTCTTTGCCGAGATCGTCTATGAACTTTTCTATGAACCCGTAATGGATGACATTGCCTTCTGTGGTATTGAGGGTGCCTTCCTTTTCCCAAAGATCATACGGTACGTGATCCCGACGGACCCTTAAATCCATGTTCTCTTCCGGTATCCAGAAGAAGGGAAGCACTATGTACTTCTCGTCGTCGGTTCTCGGAGGAAACATGAGCACGAATGCCGTAATATCCGTAGTGCTCGAAAGATCCAGACCGCCGTAGCATTCACGACCTTTTAGTTCTTCCGGCAGCACCTTGAATCCGCATGCGTCCCATTTCTCCATCGGCATCCATCTTACCGACTGCTTTACCCACTGATTTAGCCTGAGCTGCCTGAACGAGTTTTCCTCGGCCGGGTTCTGCCTTGCTGAGCTGCATGCTGCTTCGACCTTGTCTATCCCGACCGTTATGCCAAGCGACGGATTCGCTTTCTTCCATACCTTGGGATCTGTCCAGTCCTCCGATTCGTCCGCCCCGTATATGACAGGGTAGAATGTCGGGTCGATCTTTCTGCCCTCTAATATATCGAGCGCCTTTTCGTGCTGTTCATAGCAGATCGAGTTTCGGTCCGTTCCTGCAGTTGTGATCAGAAAGTACATCGGCTGCATCCTCGCGTCCCCGGAGCCTTTCGTCATTACATCGAAAAGCTTTCTGTTAGGCTGCGTATGAAGTTCGTCGAATACGACTCCGTGTATGTTGAAGCCGTGCTTTGAATATGCTTCCGCGGACAGTACCTGATAGAAGCTGTTCGTCGGCTGATATATTATCCTTTTCTGAGATGCCAGTATCTTGACCCTTTTTCCGAGAGCAGGACACATCCTTACCATATCGGCAGCTACGTCGAACACGATCGCGGCCTGCTGCCTATCTGCAGCGCATCCGTAGACCTCGGCCCGTTCCTCTCCGTCTCCGCAGCATAGAAGCAGCGCTACAGCTGCAGCGAGCTCGCTGTTATGAGTAGGCAAAAACGAACGTCCTACAAGATACTGATGCGACGGGCTGTCCACCTGTATGCACTGCATGCCTCTGTTTTCTGTTTTCTCTATCGACCGTATATATCTGAAGTGGCTTCTTGTCCCAGGATCTCTTTCTGCGCTGTTATCCTGCTTCCTTGAAAGGCAGCTTACCTTCGTATCGCTGAATGCCGTAAACTTTACATAGTACAGCGTCTCCCCGGTCTCTTTCCTTCCGCACTCGGAGCTTGGCTTTCCCCAGTCGTTTCTCTGAGTCGATACTGCAGTTGTTACTGCGTTCTTGATCCCGAGGCTCCACAGGAGCTCGCTTACGCTTTCGGATAATGCCTTCTCAGTCGATGTGTAGATGCCCTGGCCTTTTCTAGTGCTTACTGCGCCGTCCGAATCCATAAGTCCCTGCAGTAGTCTCAGCCTCTGATCATATGACGCCCTGAGATAACTTACCGGGATCACCTTGTCTCTGAAGCTTTCAAGAAGCACAGCTTTAAGCTCCGGTATCCTGAGTATGATGCTGTCGCCTACGTTCTGCCATGAATGTATTTCGTGGTAGTACGGTGTGATCTCGCGCAGCACTCCTGCAATATCTCCAGTCCTTACAGTGATCTCGGGTTTAACGGCATTACCGTTCCCGAGCCAGTATCCCATAAGGTACGGCTCTATTGGAAGGTCCGCGTCAGGAGCTTCGATCGCTCCCGGAAGTGGAATGCGGAACCTTACGCAGCTCCCGTCACGCGGCATCCTGTAAAGCTCTTCGGTAGTCATGATGCAGTGCTTTCTTTTTCCGCATGTATATTCTCCTTCCCACTGATGATGCTCTCCCGCTTCTATTACCTGGCCGTCTCTGAATGTGATCCTGTATGCCTGTTCATCGAAGTCGACTTTGCTTTTCGCTGTTACGCGGCATTGCTTTCCCGTATCTGAAAACACCGTATCGCCTACGGCTATATTTCCCATATTCACAAATCCATCCGGAGTGGGAATTAGCGTATCAAGTGCGAGCTGCTTCCCCATCTTTTTGGGTATTTCTATGTAGGCGGTGTTGAACTGCCTGTATCCGTTTCCCTTTAGGACTCCGAAGAGGTCTCGCACGATACGTTCCTGCCAGTCGATCAGTTCGAACGGCTTTCCGGCCCAGGTACCTTTTGTGTGACAGAGGCATTCAATGAAGTTCACCGCATAATCTGCAGCGTCCATATCGTATGCGGAGCCTTCGGCCATGAACTCTGTCGGTTTGTAATCTTTTAGCTTCCGCATGATGCCTCCTTTCACGGCAATAAAAAAAGACCGTATGGCCTGTACGACCAAAAGAGCCTCTAAGCTCTTCCGGTATTCTTTAGTTGTATTTTTTCATAAGTATTGCGAGTGCTGCCTTTGCTTCGTACGTTTCGGGAACAATGTCCCATCCGCGATCGAAGTTTGCTATGAATTTACCATCCTGCTTCAGTGTGAGCTTTGAGATGCGTCCTTCGTCTATCCCGTAGACGCTGGACTCGTCGAAGTGCTTCACCCAGTAATGAATAATGCAGCTTCCGATTTTTAGCGTTCCTTCGTTATGCATTTTTTCATTCCTCTCTCGTACTCATATTCATCAAACCCTTTGTAACCCTGAAGAGCTTTCCTTATCTGCTCCGGTGTGAACTTCTTCAGTTCTTCTTCCGCTTCGTGTATTTCCTTTAGAAGCTTTTCGCTGCTCTTTTCCATGGCCACTCCTTATCTTTCCACCGTCGTCATGAACTCTGCGTCCTTGATTTCGTAGTTTTCAAATCCGCCTGCGCTGAGGTAATTCTCGACCTGCTTCTTTGCCTGGCTTGCGCTGCAGGTCATTACCATGAAGTCCTCTGTAACCGCCGTCGGAAGCGAACTAGGATCGACCGACTCTCCGCCAAAATTTACTGTGACCTTGTAGCAGTGTCCTGTTTCTGCCGTGATTCCGAGTGCCTTGTTAGCTTCTTCTTTCTCCTCCTGCGCTGCGAAGTAGTCGAAGTCTGAAATGGTAATCCCGAGGGCTCTCATCTTTGCGCCTTCAATTGTGATCTTTTCTATGCTTGCTGCGTATCCTGCTCCGCAGGTTTCTGCAGTGCTCCATGTAAGGCTTAAGATTTTCTCGGCTGCTTCTTTCTTTGCTTCTTCGAATCTTGCTGTTGCTTCGTAAAGCTGTTTCTGGAGTTCGTTTCTGTATTCTTTCATGTTCTCTGTCATTTTGGTTCCGTCCTTTCTCTTTGTTAATGTTCTCTTTTGGTATGTACATTAACGCTCTTGACGGTACATATATCAAGCTATTTCAGAGTCTTTTTATGTATTTCTCTATCAATATACCAGCGTGCTTTTTCAAGGTCCTCGACGTATTTCCCCGGATCCTTTTTGCCGGCGCGCGATATGTATTTCACTGCATTCCCGAGTGAGTACCCGAGACCTTTAGCTTCGATAAAATCAATAGTTTCTATTCCTCCATCGCAGTAATGGTCCGGATGATTTATGTTATCTCCCATATCAGCTATCCTCCCCAGTCATAATAAAGTGAACATATTCTTTCCGGTGGTCCTCAAGATATGTCACCAGCGCATATAAGTCCATTTCAAATGCTATCCGCTGGACCATAACTACATCTACCATATTCGTCCTGCCGGTGTCACTCACCTGCAGTATTTCCGCTTTCACTTTGTCATTCATTTCGTTTTCTCCTGTATGATTTTTATAACGTCTTCTCCCGGTATTACATTGAGGCTTGACCCATTATTCCATGAAACCATTATGCTTCCGATAGCATCGATTCCTGTAATAGTTCCAGTTGTGCCTGCCGGCGGCGCCTGCGGATCTTATCCATGCGGACGAGCTCTACTATTGTGCCTGCAGGATATTCTTTCCTAAGGCTTTCGATGATTTCTCTACTTGGCGTTCTCATGTCTTGCCTCCCTGACTTTTATAGTTGCAGCTCTAAGCTGCTCTTCTGTTTTGAATGCGCAGTTTCCTTTAAGCCTCCTTAGGAATGCTGTCCTTGGCTCCGGATTTTCCGGTCCAAAGCCGATCCGGACCAGCCATGTTCTCATAGCGTACTTTTCGTTTTCCGGTTCGTGCGGCTTTGGCTGTATGCTTCTTCTTTCCTTTGCCTCTCTGCACATTGCAGATGCAAGCTCCGTATAGTCGATCGGCCTAATCTGATTGTCGCTCGGAAACGTGAATGTAATTTCCTTCGCTGTGATCTTTACTCCCTTGAGAGCGTCTTTCCCGCAGCTCTTAAGCGACTCCATGAAGTCAGCCTTTGTTTCCGGCTTTGCACCTTCGAGTTCTTCGACAAGATTATCTGACGCCGACAGGACTTCGCTTCCCATAGCCTTTGCCAGCAGATACTGCCAGCTCTTTATCATGTTCACGAGATTCGTTAGCGCCTTGCCGTCGTATCCATCTGACGGGATCTTGACTTCGATCTTTTCTACTTCTGCCATTATGTGTACCTCCCTTTTTGGTACTTACATATATCACTCTGAAAGTACATAATATCAAGCTAATTCTGCAGCTTCAGCGAAAGAATATTCCTTGCCGCCCCTTATGAGGACCACGTCATCGGATGATCCGGTCTGCTCTATCATGCGGCTCACGACCACGTCGCAGAACTTCTCGTCAAGCTCTATCCCGTAGCAGATGCGGTCCGTCTGCTTACAGGCGACCATTGTGCTGCCAGATCCGATGAACGGATCGAGCACTATACATCCCGTCATGGATGAGTTCACGATTGGGTATGCAAGAAGAGGTACCGGCTTCATCGTAGGATGATCGGTGTTCTTCTTCGGCTTATCGTATTCCCAGATAGTAGATTCCTTCCTGCCGTTATACCATTCGTGCTTTCCTTTCTTCTTCCACCCGTAAAGGATCGGTTCGTGCTGCCACTGGTATGGAGAGCGCCCGAGCACCAGGCTCTGCTTCTTCCATATGCAGCAGCCGGAGAGATAAAAGCCGGCGTCCTGAAAAGCTTTCCTGAAGTTCAGTCCTTCGGTATCTGCATGGAACACATATATGCTCGCATCATCCGCCATGACCTTTTCGGTATTTAGAAACGCATCATAAAGGAACTGATAGAACTTGCTGCTACCCATGTTGTCGTTCTTTATCTTGCCTGCGCTTCCTTCATAGTCCACGTTGTACGGCGGATCAGTTACGACAAGGTTTGCTTTCTTTCCGTCCATCAGTGCTTCGTATGTTTCCGGGACTGTGCTGTCTCCGCAGTATAGTCTGTGATTACCGATGAGCCACAGATCGCCAAGCTTTGTTACCGCCGGCTTCTTCAGCTCTTCATCCACATCGAAGTCATCGTCCTGAATGTCATCATCAGTTAATAGCTTATTGATCTCGCTATCGTCAAACCCGAGAAGATCCACATCGAAATCCGTTCCCTGAAGATCTGAAAGCTCAACCGCAAGCATCTCTTCGTCCCAGCCGGCGTTGAGCGCGAGCCTGTTGTCCGCGAGGATGTATGCCTTCTTCTGCGCATCGGTGAGATCTTCTGCGAACACGCACGGAACTGTTTTGTATCCTTCCTGCTTCGCGGCTTCGATCCTTCCGTGTCCGACAAGGACATTTAAGTCCGCGTCTATCACGGCAGGCGATACGAATCCGAACTCACGGAGCGATGCCCGTATCTGATTTATCTGTGAAGGGGAGTGGGTCCTTGCGTTCCGCGCGTACGGGATCAGCTTATCCACTTCCACCTGTTCTATCTTTTTTGTATCTGCCATCTCTTATCCTTTCCTGGTACGGAGAAGTCTCTCCATTACATCGTCCTGCGGAGTTGCTCCCCGGTAATCCGACGAACAGTTCTCTTTTACGATCTGATATATCTGAGCCCACATCTGATTAACCTGTTTCATGTACGTCTGGCTCATACTGACGTAAGGCGACGCGATCGCGGCTCCCGTAGTAGGGTGCTTTGCGAGGAACCCGTATTCCGATATCGCACGCTCACACTGTATCCATCTTGCGACGAACATCGAGTACTCGCTTAAGACCTGGATGCTGACTAGCTTCTCGCAGCCGCGGTCCTTAAGCCAGTTCCATGTCTCTTCGTACACTTCGTCCGCGCACAGGTCGATGCCGTTCTTCTGTTTGTCTTTCATGTATGCCTTAGGCTCCGGCATATCGCTTCCGGAAAGTTCATCAGCTTCCGGAAGGTCTATAACCTTTAGCGGCCTCCTCCCGGGATTCCCGTCTGCAATCTTATCTGCCAAAGGCTTTGCCGGTCTTCCGCCCGTTCCCGGCAGCGGTCCTCGTTTTCCCATGTCTTATTCCTTTCAAATTGTGCTTAATACCCCAAAAACTTACGCAATTTTGTGTACGCTTGGGACCGCCGGTCTCCATTTTAAAGGGTTGTAGAGATTGATACGGGGGCGGCCTCATCCGTTGCAATTGCTATGTTTCTTTGACCTGATAGTTTCTTCATCGCTTCTATCAGTTCAAGCTCACGCATAAACTTGAGACGCCAGTAGTTGCCTTCCGTTATCTTTTCATACCAGTCGATGGAGTAACTGCCTTTGATCTGTCCTTTAAGTGAATTGCAGATGCGATGAGACAGCTGGCAGTTTGCCATTGAATGATCGCCGCCTTTTGAAAGCGGTATGATATGATCTATTGTTCCGTCCCAGTTGTTGTCGATGCCTTTTACAGGATGCACAGGAAGTCCGCAGATCTGACAGATACCTTCGTCCCGTTCATATATGTCTTCGTACGATACGTCTTCGACAAACTGATCTTTAAGCTGCTGGTCTCTTTGCTTTCTGTACCTCTTGTTGTATTCTTTGTGCCTGGTAGTTGCATGCTCTTTACGTCTTTCATTTTTATCTGCGCACGCTTTGCAGCAGAACTGCTTTCTTGTGTCGCCGCATTTTGTAGCAAAGACTGCTCCGCATTCCTTGCACACACGTACCTGAGTGACATGCTGATCTGCCCACTCATCGCGCTTCTGTTTAAGAGTGGCAGCATATCCGCATTCTCTCGAACAATAGATCTGGTGGCTGTATTTCGTTTCGAATTCTTTGCCGCAATGTTTACATATCTTTTTGTAAAGCTTAGGTTCCGATTTTTCTTTTGGAGGCTTTCGTCTTGATGCAATCGCAGCTTCTCTGCACTCTTTACTGCAGTACTTGATCTTGTGGCCATTAGGCTTCCAGAACTTCTTTCCGCAGTAAGCACATGTCCTTTCCTTCTTCTGCGTCTCAGCGTAGTGTCTTGAGCCGCATGTTGAGCAGCAGAAGCGGTTGGCTTTATATATTGTGTCAAACGGTTTACCGCATTGCTCACATATTTTGTGATGAACTGTCCTTCCTGATTTCTTGTTTTCAGTTGTGCCCATATCTGCCTCCAATAAAAAAAGCACCTTGCCGGTGCTAAAATCTATATACTTTATGTCCTTCTTCTGTCATAGTCTTAACGTCGTGACAGTGCTTGCACAGCGGCTGCCAGTTGCTCTCGTCCCAGAATAGCTGCTGGTTTCCTCGGTGAGGCACGATGTGGTCGACGACGGTTGCCTTGGTGACTCTGCCTTCTTTTAAGCACGATGCGCAGAGCGGATGCTTTCTTAAGTACGCTTTGCTGATCTTCTGCCACCTTGAAGTGTATCCGCGCTTTCCTGCCGACTCACGGTCTGACCGGTGAAGCGGAGCATGCACGTCGCAGTAGTCACCTTCGGTCAGGTTCGGACATCCAGGATGCTTGCATGGTTTAAATGGTTTCTTTGGCATGATTTCCTCCATAAAAACAGCGGCCTTTACATAAAAGGTCGCCGTTCATAATGTTCATATTGAATATAGTTATTATAATTATGATCCCAAATAAATATTTCCCTTGGTTAATGTACCACTCGGACCATACTGTGCAATTATTGAATCTACTATGCTCTTACTTGCAGTTGTATAATTAATTGTCAAATGTGCCGAGCTGTCAGTTGCAGCATAATAAAACATACCTTCTGGCACAAACTTTGAAGAATAGATTTTCATCGTACAATTCAATGACTCACACTGCGAAAAGGCATAGTATGCTCCCGACACGTTGGCCGGAATATCAGGTGCGTTTATAAGCCTTGTGCATCCGGAAAATGTATGGCTTAAATCTGTAACAGATTCCGGAATCGCAGGTGCCGTTTTAAGCGAAATGCAGTTGTAAAATGTGCTCGCTAACGCTGTAACATTTACAGGAAGATTTGTAATGTTAGTAAGAGCTTTACAATTTGAGAATGTTCTATCCATATCAGTAACACCAGTCGCGTTTGTAAAAGACGGCATGGTAGTGAGCGAAGTACAACGTTCAAAAGTAGACTCCATTGATTTTACGGACTGCGGGATTGACGGTGCCGTTGATAATTTCTTACAGCCGCTAAACGTTCCATCCATTTTAGTTACTGTTTCAGGTATGGCAGGCGATGTCGTAATGTCAGCGTCTTCGAACCATTTACTCATGTCTAATGGTTTAACCGCTGCATCAATGCTTGCTGAAGTTATCGATATTTCATTCGTATCACAGTACCAATACCAAGGTGACTCATCTTCAAAGTACTGCGTATTACCTTTACCTTCGAAAGATAACTCCCCTGTAGAATATATTTTAGCCTGTACATTATTTTTTGCGGTATCTTCATTATATGCAATAGTAACTCCGTCAGGCGCACCTATGTTATATGTTTTAACAACATATTTATTTACAGTAAGGGTTACCGTATCAGACGTTGCTGACAGATTCCCGTTTTTAACTATGCAGTAGTATTTCCCTGCATCTTTTGTCATAGCAGGTTCTAGTGATAATGTACTTGATGTTCCATCACTAAGTGCATTCCCATCTTTGTACCACTGATACGACAAGCCATTTACAGCTTCAACCGTCAAATTAACAGCATCAGCACTGTTGACTGTTTGCGACTTTGGCTGCGTAACTATTTTCGGTGTATAATCAGGAGCTGTGCTTCCACCTCCGCCTCCGCTTGCAGCTCCGCCGGAATTACCGGACGCTGCTTCTAGGGTCAGTTTAGCTGTATCTGATTTCAGCGACTTGCTGCCGTTTGACACCATGCAGTAATAGCTTCCAGCATCCGAAGCCGACGCAGACGAGATAGTATACATCCTTGTTGTAGCGCCCGTAATTGCTGTACCATCCTTATACCACTGATATGATTTGGTGTTCTGTGCTGTGATCGCGATCGTAACGCTATTTCCTGATGCAACGGCTTTGTTCTCCGGTTGAGCCGTTATGACTGGCGCGCCCATTGCCGTTTTCACGCTAAATACATTCGAATAACTTCCGTATCTTCGTTTATGATTTACCGTTCTGTATGCTCTTATCTTGAAATTATACGATGTCTCAGAATCCAGATCTTTTACTGTGTATTTCCGTAACGATGTCGTTTTTATCAACTCGTAATTGGTACCATCTTCTTCAAAGATCTGATATTTCTGTGCGCCTGACGCTTTACTCCAGTTAAGTGTCAAATGCGAGTCACGTATAAACGTTGCCCTAATGCCCGACACTTTGCCTGGTACATTCGACTTTGCATATGCAAGCTGCGGAATAAAAGTAACAGTCACTGCAACACAAAGAATTACAGCCAGAATCTTTCTAGCTTTAAAATTACCCATATATGATCTCCTCCTCTCGAAATCCTCACGATTAAATTATATCATACTGAGTAATGCATATCATTCTATATTATGCATTTATGGCAGTATCGCTTAAGATTCCATTACATGCTACCACCTTATCTCTCCCGCATAATATGTATCTGCGATCCACGTCTGAATGTCATCCGGAAGGGCGGCGATAAGTTTCTTCGCATAGGCTTCCGATTCGATTGCTTCGTTCTTCGTTTTATAAAAAGGGCACGCTGATCCCAGGCATCTTCTTACGCTCAGGGCTTTGCACATTGAGCCCTTCTTTGCAAAACAGTCAAGCATTAGGCTCACTCCTTCCTGCAATAGAAAAACCTCCGGGGATTTCCCAGGAGGCCTTCATCATTTTTTATCTTCTTTGCTAAGTATATACTATCACAACTGCCAGAGTGTCTTCAAGAACCACGAAGTGTCATCTTGCAAATTCATATACCTATTTTCATCGATATACTTTACTTCGATGCCCTACCGTAAGGATGAGTATAATCACTTTGTCGTCTTCAATGTTTGCCAGAATTCTGTAGTCGCCTACCCGGTATCTCCACTCTCCGCTTTTATTTGCCGTCAGTCCTTTTCCTTTAGCACGTGGATCTTCACACCCGACAAGGTTTTTCTCGATCCATCCTAAAATTATAGCTCGTGTAGGTGCGTCTATTTTTTTTAACTCTTTAACTGCCTGCTTTGTATACATTACGTCGTACATTTTTTATCCTAACATTTTTTTAATTTCTTCATGCGAATATGTCGTAGGATCTTTCCTGTATTCTGCCATGGCTTTGTCATAAGCAGCAAGATCTATTTCATCCTCGATACGTGCAATGACGCTGTCTCTCACCAATTCCGAAATAGATATATTGTGCATTTTCGCATACTTTTTTATCAGCAACTCATCTTTGCTGTTAAGTCTCACTGATATTGGCATTGTGTTCTCCTCTTCTTTCTGTAATACATTGTATTACAATTATGCTTCTGAGTCAAGATGAATAATCGAAGCCCGTAAGGAAACGTTTATCTGCGGTAATAGAAAAACCTCCGGGATTTCCCCAGGAGGCCTTCATCATTTTTTATCTTCTTTGCTGATTATATAGTACCACAACTGCCAGAGTGTCTACAATAGACATGATGTGTCTTTTATATACCTGAAGTGTCCAATTTCGCCTGAATTTCTAAAAGTGCCTTGTCATGAAGCTTCAAAATGTAACGCCGCTCATAACCTGCAGCCTCAGCTATCTCCGTCCACTGCTTCCCGTTAATATAACGTGATGCGAGAACGATCCTGTAGTCGACGTTATCCATGCTGCCGATCATGTCGCATATCTGTTTCTTAAGGTCAACCAGATGATCGATCTCGTCATTGATCTCGTTCTCAAGGTCTACGATCTTGACTATCGTGTTCTCCATTCTGCTTTCTCCTCCAGCGCAGCTTTTCGGCATATCGGACAGGACGGTTGTTGCCTTCGTGGCAAGTGCGTAGAGCGAATCCAGCTGCTCAAGCTTCAGATCAATATCCTTGTCTATTTTATTTACCTGCATAAGGTATTCTTTTGCTATCATATCGGCACTCCTTTCTTAGCGTTTTTATTATCCTTTCGCCATCGATATCGCAGAGATCAAAGCACCATGATGACCTTAAGAACTTCTCGAGTTTTTTTATTACGTATGCCGCCTTCATATCCTGCCTGTGCATCGCTTTCCAGACGGCATGCCTATAGTCCTTTGCTGCCTGCAGCACGATCGATGCGGCAAGAGCCCTGTATGCTTTTTCAATATCATTCATGACGTCACCTACATTCCGATCGACTCATCGAGAAGCTTTTTGAGCTTATCAGCTTTCAGTTTTTCGGTATCGCGCTGGCGTCTTGCTTTCCTTAAGTGATTCTCAAGCTTATCGATCGACTTTACGGCATATCTCTCTATGACGCTCTCTTCTTTTATAATGTGCGATATTCGTTTCTCAAGTTCATCGTTCTTTTCCGCAAGTCTTCTTCTGTCTTCCATCATAATCCGGATGTCATCCGCTTTAAGTGCGACTGGACCGTTCTTTGTATTTATGATAACCATGTTTTTTCCTTTCTTTTCCTGAATGCGTCGCAGATCATGTGACCTTCGACTTTTTTAGATGTTACTTTGCAATACTTTGTTCTATCCGATCTGAAGATGCATTTATCACATCTGTACTTCCCGATCGCCTGTTTTATATCTATCATTTTGGCTTCCTTCCGGGCCTTTCCGCATGTTCCTATAGAAAGGCCTCTTTGCCGTTCTTCCAAAACCACCATTTTGTTACCGCTGAGTGGTATAACGCTGAACGCAGCATTTTCAAGGGCTGTAGGCATATAAAAGATATATAATATATATAATTACCAATAATATTATTAATATATATAAGGGACTATACGTTTCCTTTTATATTCTTCCATAAAGCCTTGTGTATTTTTTCTGCGTAGCGGTAATTTGGTAATATTTCCTTTAAGTCCTTGAAATCAAGCCGTTTCCGCTTCAACCATATGGTAATTTCTCAAAACATCATTCCTTCCTGGACCGCATATTCAAAATACTCATCTGCGTCCATGCTGCATCCCAGCTGCTTCTCGAATCTCGGCCTGTTAAGGGCAACGCATCTGCAGCTCTGGCCGGATATTGAAGCAACTTTTGTTTTGCGTTTTACATCGGTATCCGCATATTTCCTAGATATCATCCATACCAGAAGCGATTCCGGGCTATACTGTGCTTCCCTGCATGCATCGTCAAATACCGATTTGATAATATAGATATGTGACTTTGTGACTGAGCCGATCCGCCTTACAGCTTTGAACTCGTCGGCATAGAAGAATGCAATATTCTGCGTGACCCAGCCTTCGAGCCATTCGAATGCTTTCTCGTTCTGGTCGATGTCCTCGTTTGTAGCGAGGTACGGAGTTATGTCGGCAGCGCTAAGGGCAAGATCGTCACTAAATATCCATTCCGATATCAGACTGTCCGCCGTAAGAATCGTAGCTGCGCTGTTTGTCTGCTTTCCTCCAAGTTTTGAATCATCGGATAGCTGATCGGCAAATTCTTTGTAACGTTTTTTCGCAAGTTCCAGGCCGCCTTTTTTAAGGAGATGCTCCACAAATACCTTTCCGGCGGTCCCGTGATTGCTGCGAATGCTGTCCATCAGCATAGGAGCTGCGTTTGCCGGAACAACAGTTTTGTCTTCGCAGTCGACATTTATGACTCTGTTTATTGATCCGCCTCCGGACCTGTCATTCGTTATGGGCATCTCGCCTGACGTTATTATGCAGTTGCGCCAGGATGTGAGTCTGTTAACGCCGCCGAATTTATTGCCTCTGTCTCTGCCTCCGCCTTCTGCGAGAGCATAAATAGTGTTATCGAATGTCTTTCTGTCTTTGGAAAGCTGCAACTCGTCCAGCACTAAAGGCAGTGAATTAAGAAAGTTCGATGTAAGCTCCTTTGCGACAAGAGTGCTGTTGAATGTCCTTACGTATCTGCCTATATCGGGATATCCCCAGACAGAAGCCGCAGCGAACGCAGCAACACTTTTACCAGTTCCGGATCTCGTTCCCCAAATGTGTACTATGAACGGTTGGTTGCTTAAATGAGCTACAAGTACCGATGCGAAGCTCGATGCCAGAATGATTCTTCCCGGAACGTTGTCTTCAGTCCTTAATACGCTTACTGCACCTTTCCATGCATCAAGAGTTCCTGTTTGCTCGATTGATTCAAACAATGCCTTGAAACTGCCTGCTTCTACCATGACTGCTTCACAGTACGGAACAAATCCGTATTCCTTTATCCAGCCGCACCTTGATATGCACTGCTTTATTTCAATCTTGTCCTCGTTCAGTGCTTCGATTTCATTAAGGTACTGTACGAGATACCTGGCGTTTTCAGATGTGACCATTATCCCGTGATCAGCTGTCTGAGTTATCCTGGCAGCTGACGATACGACGCTTTTATCGAATATTTCAGTACGCCATCTGCCGTTTCTGGAGAATGCCAGCGCGATCCGCTCAAGGCCTGTATCGATATCTGCGACTCTTGCTACAGGCATGATCGGGTGAGGGCAGGCGCTTATTTCATTTCCGTGTCCGTCTGTTACAAACACACCGTCATCGTCGCACTCCCACATACCGGTTTTTAGCTCCATAGGCTGGCCTGCGAATTCAGTCACATTATCTGACATTGACACTACCTGCATCCTCTTCTGCATTTCGAAGTATGCCTTAAGACGTCTTGCAAATCCTTTGTATCCGACAGCTTTTGCATTTGAAGCTATGACTTCCTTTCTGCCTTCCATCTCGAACTTATTATTTCTTAGCCTGTAGATCTCTATGTACGGAGCGTCTTCGCGGAAATCCTGAAGCGTATATACCGGCCATCCTTCTTTCCTTTCTATTTCGTTATCCATTGAATCTCCTTTTCAAGTTTGCCAAGCTCTGATATCAGCGAACTTTCCAGTTCAAGAAGCCTTTTATCGTCAGACGTGAGCAGCAGGAATTCGAGTTTACGCATCACTGAGCTAAGGGTTTCTATCCGTTCCTCTATCTCACTACGCCTCTCATTTTTCCATCGGTAATAGTTTTTTATTAACTGTTCCTGTTCCCGTGCCTTTTTCCTTTCCTTATGGGTCATTGGCCTTTCGCTGAACACATGGAGAGAGAAGTCGGTATCGAGTTTAAGCAGCGCCTGCCGGAAATCCAACCCGAAGTAATCCATCACGAAATCGATCACGTCACCGCTTTTTCCGCACCCGAAACATTTATATCTTCCATTTCTGACTGACAGGCTCGCGGTCTTTTCATTATGAAAAGGACATATGGCGTATCTGTTTCTGCCGAATATTACGCCGTAGTTTTCCATGACGCACTTAATATCGGTCCTTTCTTTTACAAGTCTTGCCTCATCCATTACTATCACTCTCCAATAATTCAATGACTCTTTTACCTGCTGCTTCCGGTTTGCAGAAATGAAAACTGCAGCCGTACTTTTCAGATACAATGTGCATGGCCCTTGCAAGCTGCGTCCCGGATATGACCATGCCGTTTCCAAGATGCACTCCCGCAATTCTGTAAAGTTCCATTACGCATGTCACTGTCTCTTCTTCTACAAGGAACATGAGATGGACTCCCGCTGCTTTCGCGTTATAGCACTCAGCATAAAAACGCTTTTTATCCGCAACGGACCCGCATAAGTTCTGTGCTATTTCAGACAGTCCTTCCTTTGTGTCGACTGCAGCTTTAGGCATCAATGCATAATCCCCGAAGGGGAGGCGGCACCGGATGACTTTTACTCCGCTCCGGTTCCAGACCTCGTTTTTAAGTTCATGTTTACCAAGCTTCTGCCTGGTGTCTTCGATCAACGCCATGGCTAGAACGGGACGTCGTCATCCGGGATCTCCTTAAAGGAATCGGACCCTGCGTCTACTGCTTCCGGCATCTCATCATCAAGCAATCTGTCTTTTGCTTGCCTGTAGGTGCCTTTTTTTATGTCAGATGCGGGAACAGTCTCCGCAACTTCCAGCTTGCACTTCGTTTTGCCGTCGTTTCCGACGTATTCCTTGAGCCTGCACACTCCGCCTACGAGCTTTCCTTCGAGCGCGTTTTCGTCGCCGGCCCATTCAAATCCATCGTTGGATTTTGCAATGTTGTTTATAAAGTGTTTAAAGAATCCTCTCGCTTTCGGCTTATGTGACTGAAAGAGTCTGAATCCCCAGAAGCCGTGTTCCTGCATGAGTTTTTCGTAGTAGTGATCATATTCACCTCCTTCGATATCAAGTTCGCACATCAGCGTTTCCTTTTCCGGATCGTCATGCACCTTTACGATACGGAGAATGTATCCTCCGTTTACCGGCCCTGCGTATCCGCCTGTATTTTCCCTGTAGTCATTTAGATCAAAATCCAGCATTTCTTTTCCTCCTGTTATTCTTCGAGCCCGATGAAGTCTTCGTATTCCTCCGGGCCATCCAGTACTTTTGTCTGTTTGCAGTAATCGCATTTCCCACATCTTTCCGGCTGTACTTTTCCGACTTTTATATCGTGAAAGCGTTCTATCGTCTCTTCAATCACTTCGCCCGCAGACTGCATCTTCCAGTCCGGGATGTGGATCACGGCGATATCCGGAACAGTCTCCTTTGTGATTGCTGCAATGTAGAACGGCAGCGTCTTGTCGGTATTACTTTCTACAACCTTCTGATAGATGAAGGCCTGAAGATCGTAGCCCCAGGCTGTGATGAAGTCCGTATAGCCTACGCCATCCAGGTAGACTCTCCCGAAATCCTTCACGTATTTGAGATCGACGATCTTGTCGTCATGCAGCACATCGACCTTTATCTTGAAGTCATAGCCGTACACCTTGCCTGTCATGATGACCTGCTTCCTGCCGGACATGTATTCCATAAACACATCGTCTCTTGCCGCGCGATCCACTGCATCCATGCATTTCTTGTACTGAACCTTGAGCATCCCGTCCTTTTTAAACATCTCCGGGTGCTCGTCGATAAACATGTCCATGCCGCCTGTCATCCAGGCATCCACAAATTTTCCGACTGCGAATGCGTCCGATTCTGTCCTGACGAAATCGTCTCTTGCTTCGGCAAGGCCTTTTGCTTCGCACTGAAGGAAGCTTTTTATCTGCGAGCTCCCGAAATACCTCATGTTGTTTTCGACCGAGAAGTAATTCATTTCATTTAGTTCTTCCATCATTTCCTCCTACTTAGGTTCTCTGTCTCTAATTCTTAAAGCCGGCTTCATTCCTCCAAACGCGGATACCGTCGCATAGAACAGCTGGATCTGGTGCCCGGCCCAGTCCTCGATGCATTCTTCTCCGGTCGCCTTGGCGATGCTCTCCTTATTCGTCTTGTTCAGGATCATAGGCTTAAGATTATCCTTGAAATAGCAGATGACCGCTTTTTTTACTTCTCCTGTAGTAGGATTTGATAAGTCTTCTTGCATGACTTTGTCGATCGTTGCCTTAAGGTCCTTCTTTTCCGGCAGATCCCATGCGCCAAGATACTTGTGATCGCATGTCGCCTGCCACGGCGTTTTACTCATTTTAATTTCCTTTCTGTGACTTAAATCACCTGTTCATTGAGTTGGTTATCAATATCGAATCCAGAATCTTCTGCTCCTCCGGCAACATGATCTCTCTGTACTTTTTTAGAAGCTCCGTCTGCTCCTTTGTAAAGTACTTCTTATCCATGCGGTATCCGGGTATTACTCTTACTCCGCCTGCTGCTCCCGGAAGGACTTCTATGGGGTAGGAGAGGGAGATGACTTCGATGTCCGTCCTTATAGTCCGGTACGAGACATCAAGCTGCCTTGCGATGCTGCTTAGGCTCGTAATGCTGTTTGATTTTATGATCTCTATGATCTCGAGCCTGCGTTCGATCGCAGTAAGCTTCATCTCTTTCTCCCTCCTTTCCTCTGGATTTGTTTTGATGATATGATTTAATGTGGCAGGTTATTTGCCACATTCGGGTATATGTTTTGAAATATATAAAAAAACCGGATGACAGAAAGCATCTCTACTTTCAATCATCCGGCTATTTGGTGTCTCATAAAGGGCCCGTTGCTCGGTACGCATCCTAATTCAATTTTTTATCGTTCGTCATTTTACACGCCGCGGTTGTAAGTCCTCCAAGTTCCAATACCGCTATATATCCACACTTCGTACACTTTATTTCCGCAGTTCCTTTTGCATCTGACGATACACTCAGCAGCCTTCTTCCGCATCTCGGACAGCGGATCATTACGCTCTTTTTCATATGGGTTCACCCCCTCGATACTGTTTGTTTCTAAGATCGAGTCCGCTCATGATATGGTCCGACAGTTTCATGATGTTGTTTTCTACTATCATCACGCGACAGCCATCCTGTGTGAACCTGACTTTTGTTATATATCCTCCGTTGTTGATTTCTACTGCCCTCTCATCCGGATATACTGTGCAGACCGTTTTACCTTCCAGGTCTATTACTTCTCTTTCGTTCATCTCACACCTCACAGCTTAAAAAGCTCCCATCGCGTTTCATCGTAATAATATCTGAGATCGAACCTGTACATATTTCCTTTGATCTCACTCTGGCAGTGAAAAAGCAGCACGTTCTTCCCGCAGTATTTCTGTTTTTCTGTGTAAAGGATCGTATCGACCTTCACTGTTACGGTCTTTCCGTATTCGGTCTGATATTTTATTTTATATGGCCTCGGCATATTTGTGGCTGCACTGAATACGACCAGAGCATCTGCCGGTAAATTATATACCCTCATGTTCTGCCTCCTGATCAATTCTATTTTCAT